TAGCTGCTGATCAAACATTTAAAATAAATAATTATATTGATAAAGATGTAATCCCCGGAAAACAATATTATTATCTTTTATATGCTTCTGATGAAGAATTTCCTGTATTGACTGAACCTGTTTCTTCCGTAACCTCAACTACCCCTATACTTTCTCAAATACCTGAACCTCCTCAAAAAGTTTATGAACTTTTAACCCCACTAAACTTTTCTATAAATTTTAACAAATCTAATCTTTTTGAATTTTTTTGGGATTTTAGTTCTACAAATTACAACCCTATATTCATAGAATATTCAAAAGGAAATAATTCTCAATTCAAAACTTTAGTTTCTCAAATTGACGCTAGTAAAAATCGTTTTATCTTAAATGATGTAAGTTTTGGAGATGTTTGTTATTTCAGAGCATATACTCAAAATGAAGAAGGGGAAACTTCTAATTTTAGTAATATAGTTTCTTTATTTTCCAATAAATCAACTTTTATTTCTCCTCAGACCCCTACTGACTTAGCTATTACTGGAATAAGTCAAACTTCTTTACGAATAACATGGACAAATAATAACCCTTTAGAGTCTTCTTTAGAACATTTAATTTGGATATCCACTCCGGGATCCCCCTTAGTATTACTAGATTCAATAAAATGCGACCCAGAAAATCCTTCTACAGCCAGTTCTTTTACAGTAACTGGTTTAAATAAATCCACAATTTATTGCTTTGTATGTCAGGCTAGAAATTCTGGGGGATCCTCCGATCTAAGCTTACCCGTCGAAGGATATACAATAGAACTAGAGACCGCTCCTAATAGTCCTACAGCTTTATCTGGATCAAATGTTTTTGAAGTTTTCCCAACTTACAGACTAACAAACGCTCAAAACTTGAGGTGGGTAAATCCTATAATCAATAATTCATCTGAAAGATATCTGCAGTATGCAACAAATCCCTCTTTCACCTCCGCATCAAGTATCTCACTACCCATAAATGAAACACAAGCTCTGATAACTGATTTAGAGAGCAATACTACTTATTATTACAGACTTAGTTCTGTAAATTCTATAGGATCAGTTACATCAACTTCAGCAAGCATATTTATGCCAAATCCCCCGGCACTTCCAACTGGCTTGGGGGCTACAGCTATAGGACAAACTACAATACAAACTTCTTGGACAGATAACTCTGCCGATGAAGTAGAGTTTTTATTACAAGTTAGCGGCGGAATTTACCCTAATTACACGGAGATAGTTGTTGTTCCTTCTGCAACAACATCTTATGTTTTTGAAAATCTTGACTCAAATACTGCTTATAATTTCTTAATATATTCAGTTGGGTTCGGAGGATTTTCTGGAACTCCCTCAACTTGGGCTAGTGCCACAGCAACTACTCAAGGGGTCACTTTATCAGTCCCAGAAAGACCTATAAATCTTTACGCATCAGGTCAAGTAGATTTAACTACTTACAAAATAACATTTGAGGATAGGTCTACAGATGAAGATAATTTTGAATTAACTTTATACACAAAAGTAACAAATAATCAAAATTCAAATGTACCAAGAGCACAAATTATTAATATACCCGGAGTAGCCGGGTCAGGTACAATTGTGGAATACAATCTAAGTAATTTAGTACCCGATACAGTATATCAAGTAACTCTGAGATCTAAAAATCAAACAGGTTACTCAAATTTTGCTAATGTCTCTGGAAGTACTTCTGATGTACTAGAATTAAGTACTTCTCCTTTTATTTTTGGTACAACAAGTCTAGCAATAGAGGTGTCAGGTACAAGTGGAATTTATCAACAAGTAAATCCTACAACTCTACAAATGTATAATTATCCACTATTAAATTTAGAATGGTACGATCCTTTTGATTACGGAGATGGGTATACGGTATTTTTAAAAGGACCCGATAATTCAACCATTGAATTGATAAGTCTTCCTCCAATTAAAGACCAATATAATAAAGTTTATTATACTCAACTGAGTCCAATTATGGTTGAGAATATAGGACTAACTATATTTGTCAAAAAATTCTTAAACACATTTGGATCAAAAGTTTATAGCTCATCAATTGAAAGGTTCTTTACAATTGGATCTCTCAGTAACGGACCAGAATTTATCCCAGACAACCCTGAAGATTTGAGAGTTTCTTTAATTTCCATTCCTAATGAAAGTCAATTTCCAAAACAAATTTCTGCTTTAGTTGAGTGGAATCCTGTAGAAAGAACTGATACTTTAACTCTTGAGAGAATTAATAATAGAAACACTTCGGAAATTATCACCTTAATATCAGAGCCACCAGTAGGTTTATTAAATAGATATGTTGATGTTTTCTCATCAACAACAACAAATATTGATTATACTTATAAAATAACGTTGACTAATAACACTGTTCCTGACATAGTAACAAAAAATAAAAGACTATTTTTTAGGCAAACTCCCACAATTCCTACTGGTTTGGTAAATGCTCGTTCAACAATTGATGGGGTAGGAGCATTTGCTCAAAGTCCTCCCGGAAGCACTTTAGCCCCAGCGTCATCGATAACTCTTCGTTGGAGATTTCCACCTCAAATATTCGACGAATTTGGCACACAATTAAGTTTAATAAATTATACAATTTCTTTAACTGATTTAGAGACAAATGAATTGGTATCAAGTGTGCAAGTGCCTATTAAGGGATTTGAGTATCCTCCACATTTTATTTATCAAGAATTTAATCCATATTTAGGTTTCTATAGATTTTTGTCTATCCCTCCCGGGGCCTATAAAATAGAGTTAATTGGAAACACTCTTAATAATAGAACCTTATTACCAGAAACAACTTTGGCTGAAATAGGGGTACCTTATCCAGTTTTAGTTAGACCAGAAGAGATTGATAGTATGGCAGAAGGATCTGTAGACGTATCCCCAAATGGATATGTACAATGGTACAGAGGTTCACCTTTTCAAGATCATGTTATTACTTGGAAAATAAATCCAAAATTAATTGACAGGGTTTTGGAAGTTAATGCAGCCAATTATCCTTTATATCAAACATCTATTGATAAGATGGAGTATGGACTATACAATAATGACTTTGGTATAATAGAGCTTGGTGTAATTAATCCAAATCCAGAAACTTGGACTAATAAAGAAATAAAATATCAAAAAAATACGGGTCCACTTCCTGTAGGAACTTACAATTTTTATTTACTCTGTACAATATCAGGTTTTGGACAAGCAAGAGGTTATGAGTCAACAATTACAGTAACTCAAAAGTCTCCTGATGTTATACAAAATTTAAGAGTTACAAGAGCAACTAGATCTCAAGTAATTATTACTTGGGAGAGAGCTTCTTATTCATCAGGTTATAAAATAAGAAAAACTACAACAAACTCCGATCCTGTTGTAGACTTTATAGAAATCACCGATCCAAACCAAACAAGTTATACAGATGTTAATTTAATACCGGGATCATTAGTAACTTACGAAATAACTACCTTAGTCCCCGGTGGCGAGTCGGAATATTCTAGATTACTATCAGTTTCCGTTCCTGATGATCCAGAACCACCATTACCTCCAACTGTTGTAGACGCTCCAAGGGTATGCCCCACTGGTACAAGTCTAAAAGCTGGAAATGTTTACTATAGAGTAAGAAGGACTTGATTCTTGACGTAAACCCATCTATAATGGTCGCATGATCTTAGAACAAGCGACTGATGAGACGGACCCGACGTTGCTCCTAGCTGCCCGGGAGGCTGAAAAAAGCCCCTTGAGGTTCAAGCTAGGAGCGGTTATCAGAGATGGTAAGACCATCGTTAGCAAGGCATTTAACATAGATAAGACCCATACAAAGTATGGTTGTGGCAGATTTAATACACTTCATGCTGAAGCGAATGCCATATACAAAGCTATCAGAACAGGTTATGAATTATCCGGTACAACTTTGTACGTTTATCGCTATAATGGGTTACTGGCCAGACCATGCCCAGACTGCCAACGATTGATTCGTAAGTTTGGCATAGCTAAGGTCATTTACTCCTAGGAAAAATATGGTATCATCAGAATTATTAGCTAAACTAAAAAACACTAAGTTGCTTGCAGATGAGGAAGACACCATGGGATACGTCTCAACTGGTTGCTTCCCACTAAACTACATCATCGCAGGACGTTATGATGGAGGTGTACCTATTGGAGGCATCACCCAGATTCGTGGGGATTCCTCAACAGGGAAGACTCTATTTGTTACTTCTATTCTTACAGAAGCAATTAAAAAGGGTTATTATGCAAAGTTACTGGATGCTGAGAACTCGTTCAGCAAAAGCTTCGCACAGCGAATAGGTATCGATCCAGACAAGCTTCTCTACTCTACAGCAGATTGTATTGAGGATGCATTTCAAGACATTACAGATACAATTAAGCAGATTAGAGAAGAGGACAAAGAAACTCCAATCGTTATAGCCCTCGACAGTATTGCAGTTTTGCCTAGCCGGAAAGAGCTAGATGCTACGTCGTATGATAAAAGCCCTATCGAAGGTGCTCAGAGAGCCATGCTAATCGGCGGAGCATTAAGAAAGATTAATCCACTATTGAAAGCTAACAAGGTAGCTTTGGTCATTATTAATCAACTCAGGCAAAAAGTAGGGGTTCTTTACGGTAACCCAGAAACTCTTGCCGCTGGAGGACATGCCCTAGAGTACTACCTCAAGGTGGATCTTAAGACCAAGAGAACTGAAAAGTTAATGGATAGTGGGAAGCCTCTTGGTATTCGGGGTGAGATAATTTGTTCAAAAAATAAAGAATCTATTCCATATAGATCTTGTGAATTTGAACTATTATTTGATAAAGGTCTTAGCCCTTATTACGGTCTTGTAGATTCGCTTGCAGATCAAGGACTTATAACTAAGTCTCCTAACGGCAGATGCCAATTAGGTGAAACAAAGTTTACAAAGTCTGAGTTCGGTGAGCTATTATTAAATAAGAACAATAAGGATTTTGATAAGCTTAGAAAATTGTTCGGATTGGAGTAAAATTATGGAAAACTATGAAAAATTACAGAAAATTGTTGCTGATGCTATGAAGAATCAATTAAAGGGAGAAACAAAGCCCGTTGTGAAGTATTCATCAATTGATGAATATAAGAGAGTTACTGGGAAAAGATTCCGTGTAACTAGAGAACAACGTGATCGTGGTATTTCCCGTGAACAAGCCTTTATTGAGTTTATTAATAAGGGTAAGTGATCGTGCGTAATTACATTTTGTATGTAATATTCTTTGGGCTCTCCACTCTGGAGAGCCTTTTGAATTTAATATTCTCAATATTCCATATATACCCAGCTTTTGATTTTGCTATGAGTTTTTTTAATAAATATTATCAACCAATTCATAGTAAAGATAAAGCTATTAACTCAGTTAAGGAATATTTAGAGAATAAGGTTGATTGAGGTTAATTTATGAGCTATGATACACCTACATACCAATAGGTGTATCATGCCTCGTAATTATATCTTAAAAAAAGAGTACCTCAATAAAGACAGTGTAAATCGTCTTATAAAGTCCATCGTCGATAATGCCAAAGAAGATAGGGACGAAGCTAAGTTCTTCCTAGGTGAAGCAAAAAGTCGAGTAGAGGCTGGCATTGTTACTAACGATGAATTTTCAAAAGTAGCTACTGCTGCGTCTCAACTTTTGAGTAAATTACAGGATTCAAGTATAAACCTTGTGAAGGCTATGGACGCAATCATTAAGTATATGTCCATAACAAAAGCTAAAACTAGTCCTACCGACAAAGCCCCAGCGTTGGATGACTTGTTTTCTGAGTTAAGCAAAATTCAAGAAGATTAATTATGAAAGATAACTTCTACAGAGTTCCTTGTCAGTCTCTGAATTCAATATTAAAAGTAAAGAAGTTAAAAGATAAAGAACAGAAACAGTTTTTTAATAAATTAATTAATTATGTAAAAGAAGGTAAGTCTGACATTACGATGATGAAATATTATTTATTCATCGTAAATGGATTACTTCTTGAAGAGTCTGCAAATCTCTTCAAAGATATTTTAAAGGAAATAAAGGACGAGAAGGCAGTAACTTTTGCAATTGCTAGTGAAGTATACAATGCAATAACAGATATTTACTTACCTTTTAAGGTTGAGGTAGTTCTTGAACATGTAAATGACGTAAAACTCAACAGACCTCAAGATGACAGAAAGTTTTTTGAGGAAGAGTTCCGTAAAATCATTGATGTAAATTCAAAGAAGAACGAAAAGAAAAAGAGTGACAAACAAACTCTGACTTTGGAGGGTGTTGAGAATATTCGCACCTATTTAAAGCAAAACATCATAGGTCAGGATAAGGCTATAGACGCTCTCGTTGAGCATTTAACGCTACTTTGTGCAGGACTTGAGACCAAGGCTTCATTCTTTTTTGTAGGCCCTACAGGTGTAGGGAAGTCCCAACTAGCAAAGTTATTTGGAGAGCTATACTCAGGTAACTTTCAAATGATAAATTGTGCAGAGTTTAGCCATGGACATGAAATGGCTAGGCTAATAGGTTCTCCTCCCGGATTTATTGGTCACTCTGAAAAATCATTTCTAAAAGAACTCGCAGACAAGTCTAACAAATGGGTGTTCCTCTTCGATGAAATTGAGAAAGCACATCCTAAATTTTATAATTTTCTTCTTGGGCTTCTCGACACTGGTAAAGTGTTTGACAGTAATAACCAAGAGTTGGATTTTAGTAACTCAGTTTTTATCTTTACATCTAACAAAGGCCAATCAGACCTTAAAGAAGAATATGTGGGCTTTAATAAAAATGCTTCTGATCTTGGAGAAGCAGGGAAGCAAACAGTCGAAAAAGCTCTGAAAGTAGAGTTTACTCCAGAGTTTAGAAATAGAATTGATGAATTTATTCATTTCAATAATTTAACAAAAGAGGATACTCTTAAAATTGCAGAATTAAATCTTAAGAATATACCAATAAAACCTACAAAAGAATTGTTAGAGCATATAGTAGCTAACTCCTTTACTAAAGACTATGGGGCCAGAGATTTAAAAAGATATATTAAAAGAACAATATCTCTTAAATTAGCAAAGGTTATATTAGATAAAGCTATTCCAAAAGATGGTTCTGGGAAATTTGATTGCAAGATCGAAAACAACGAGATAGAATTAATTAATTACACCATCAAAAAAGCTAAAAAAGCTCTATAACATCTTATGCATAAAGACGAAATGTTTTACATGCTTCACAATAAGCTGATTACAGATATTGTGGATGAGATTGAAGAAATTGAAGAGTTACGGGATGATATCAATAAAAAGTTAAATAAGTTACACAACTTACTTGATCAACTTAAAGATCATACCCGTCAATTAAGGGAAGAGGACCATGAGCAACAACAGCAGGAGGGACGTACACAACAAGCGTTGTGATTCTTGCGGAAATCCGCACTCTTTTAAATATTACAACCGCAGCTATCTCTGTAAAGCTTGCTATCTAATGGATCAGCAAGGAACACCTAGAGTTAGAGGTGGTAAAATTTATAGACCTAATTGGAAATTTAACGAATTCGGAGATGATAAAAATGAAAACCCCAAAACATGATTACGAGAAACTCGGAAAAGATTTAGGCCATTTAATTACTGAAAAACAAATGGCTTATGGCGACAGTTATGGCAAAAGTGGAGAGGTTCTTAAGCAACTGTTCCCTAATGGCATTCCAAAGGAGAGCTACACTGACGCGCTAGCTATTGTTAGGATTGTGGACAAATTATTTAGAATCGCTACTGACCCTACTTGGGGGGACGAGTCTCCTTGGAAGGATATAGCTGGCTATGCACTCTTAAGGTATGCTGATACGGAGGGCAGTTGCAAAAAAGAGGAAAAAAAGCCAGAATATGAAGTAACCTACAGTTACTTTGGTGATGGTAAATCTAACCCAATTGATAGGGCTATTGATTTAGAATGGACTAAAGTTCCCGGTTCTGATACTCCTCCTTATGCATACTTAGCGCAACCAAAGACACCTAAAAAGTCTTGTAAAGGTGGTGGCTGTGGGTCTAAAAAAAACTATAATGACACATCTGGAGAAAAGAAATGAAATGTAAGTTCAAGAATACAGGGGATGCAATTGTTAGTTGGGCGACTGTTGCCATACCATACAGCCCAGATCATCCTGACAGGATGATTTACCTAACTGAAAATGGCATCCTACCAGTTAGGTCGCCCGCATTGAAGCTTCCTACAAATATTGGGACTCAAAGCACACTCTATTCGATTAACAGATTCTTTAATAAGGAAGAAGAGGTAGAGGGTACTTTAATTCCAGTTGAAAAAGAAGACGAGATTTTGTTCACAAACAACAGATTTGATCAGTTCGTATTAAGTGATTGGATTGCCAAAGATTTGTGGGCGGCATTACCTTCTTTTACAGTTAATAGCATCCCACTTCCGTTTAATTCAAATCCAAACAACTCACAAATACTAGAGGTAAGCCCAGCAAGAATTGTAGTAAAAGCTTGTTTCGGACCAATCCAAGGTTTCGTTGTCAATTTTTATGCTTACATCTATAATCAACAAGACTTCATTCCATATAGTTTTTCAATTCATTGGTCAGACAGAAACGATCCGACTTATGGTCCAAAAGAGGTAAATCTATCTATGAAATCAAAGAACGCTTTCACTGTAGAAAATGCAACTAAAATGGGAATTGCTCCCACTACGTATAATCCTGATGATGAAACATGGGGCTCTAATCTATTAACTAATAAGTATTTTAGAGATGGGCAGGGTGCTTATTGGTACGGTAACATCTTATGTTTACCTGAAAATTACATGTCACCTGAGCAATATCAGAATGGAAGTTCTGAAGCTAGGCTAGCTATTTTAAATTCTTGTAGGACAGGATCTGTTGAAGGTCTTTTCATGGAGTGGGGCGTATGAATACTTGGTTAACATTTAATTCAGTTCCAGAAAAGCCAGTTAAGAATTTTGGACCTTTCATGCCATATTCCTATCGTACAGGAGATATATTCTCTGATAGGCAAGTTGGTTTAACAAACAATCCCGGTCAGACTGGTGGACAGGAGGACTTTGGCTCAGATAAGGGATCAGTAGCAACAGTTTTGAAGATGCCTGAGTGGATATCTTATATGAGACAGAACCTTGTAGATATCTTTAGATATCATCATTATTTTGAAAATGATGGGACTATGCTTTTGTATATAAACCATCCTAATTGGAGAACATGGAATGGGGAAACTCATGATGCAGCCACAGGTGATACTCTAGGTAAAACTAAGTGGGCGATAAAGCCAGTTGGTAATGGCTGGAGATCTTTTGATAATGAACATAGATCTCAGAATAATACAATATCTTATTATGCACTCACTGGAGACTATATGGTTAGGGATGAGTTTTTACACATCCTTTCCGTAGATATGGCCCAGCATAAAAACAGACCGGGTGCTGAGAGAGCAGTAGGGAGATTAATGTTAGCTTGGTCTAAGCTCAGTAAGGTTATGCCTCAAGCATACTCAAATATGTTTTTGAGTTTATGCGAAGAAAAAATGAATAGCGTTGCTAATAATTGGCCCGCTAAGAATTTCATCAATGATCCAGTAAAGACTGTGAAAGTTTTACAAGTAATATTAGATCCAAGATCTAATATATTTGATCCTATAACTAATCAACTCGCTCATGCATGGATTCCTTATCAAACAGCGATGATGGCTCTTGGTATGTACTCGTATTACATGGCATCGCCTCTTGATGTTGATATTGAGTTATTGAAGCATATAACTAGAACTGTAGTTATGCATGGTATTTATAAGGAAGGTGATAATTGGCAATGCCTTACTTTCTGTAGGTACTTAACTGGAGCTAGTGAGGGTATGCCATTACCAGCATCAAGCTATAGCTTAACTAGCAAAGAGATTAATATAAACAACAGCTTCTGGTCTTGGATGGCTCCTGCTTTTGTTGTTTCTTTAAATATTTTTCAGCCTTCAGAGGTTGAGCATCAGAGAGCACTGGAAGTTTTAAATTATCTTTATTCAAATGGTTATCAATCTTGGTTGGATTCAGAATGGTTATCCTGTGGAAATTGGAGGAATTTTATTACCTGAATCGTCTATAATGACGAACCAACCATCAGGAATACATGATAAACATAACAGAAGAAGAGTGGAAATTATATTTGAAAAAGTATAAAAATTTAATGTGGAAGATTTCCCATATGATTTCAGGAGATCCCACTGTATCAAATTTAGAAGATAACTATTCAGATATAATTTTAGCTGCTTTGGAATCCATCAAGGGCTTTCACAAAAAGACGGGCATGGATTTCAAAGAAATGATGAAAACCAAATATTTTGATCAGTACACCAAAACTTGTTTGTGGACTGCGAAGGCAAGAAAAGGTAATTCAATAAAAAAGAATTATCCAATAAACAATAAAAAGATAGCAATTGATGTTTTAGATGACTTTGATTCTAATTCAACTTCTGGTGTAACTCATATTGGAAACATAGAAGATAGAAGATCATCCAGACCTGAAATTGCTGTCAATTTTTTTGATTTTGTTGATTCTTTTTCTGACGAAGACAGTAAGATTCTTGATGTTATATCTGAGAACCCAGAAGTGTTTTCAGGTAACGGAAAGCTAAAGATTAAGACAATAGCACGCAAGTCTAAGCTTTCTGTAAGAAAGATAGAGAAAATACTAAATAATCTAAAAAGAAAGGTAAATTATGACACAGAGTGAAAAGTACCTTCCAGATGAAAATGACAATAGCCCAGTTGATCTATGGGTAGATCAGATTAATGATCGAAAGCTTGACGCAGCGGTGTACAAGGCTATACATGGCTCTAGCTCCTTGGAGGTGGATATCAATAGCAAGGAATTCATGGATGAGTGCTTCACTGATGCACCTTATTGTGAACAAATATTAGATTTTTTTGAGGAACGTAATCAAGAAATGTTAGACGAGTTAGATAAAAAGCCTTATTATTATAACATGTTAAAGGATATGGGTGATGACTACATCGAACACTCCGACGAAAACTGAAAAATGCTCTTCGATCCTGAAATCCACGCCCGGGGCGAGTATCGTAACCTTATTGATCACTACCATTACTGGAGAAATGAGGCTATTCTGGCAGATCTTGACCGTAAGCGCAATGGGTTTATTAGCGTCTGTGTTAATATTGGGTATGATTTCAATATTGCCACTATTATTCGTAATTCTAATGCCTTTTCGGCTGGTAAAGTCGTTATTTACGGTAG